TGCACCGACAGAGAGGCCTTGACCGCTAAAAGCTCCTCAAGTTTCCAGAACCCTGGCCACAGGGGTCCGCCAGAGGGAAGGACGGCCGGGAATTCAATGACTTCCCATTTGTCAGCCTTGTGACTGCTCTGTGCCTTCAATAGCCTGGCCGTCAGGTCCTTGGTTCCCCATCGAGTCATCACGACCACAATGGCCCCGCCCGGCTGCAGACGCTGCCGAGGTCCAGAGGAATACCACTCCCAGGCATTGTCCAGAGCCAGGTCCGACAGCGCGTCTTGCTCTGAATGAGGGTCGTCAATGACCAAAAGATCCGCACCGCGGCCGGTCATCGCACCGCCTACACCCACAGCGAAGTATTCCCCGCCATGGTTCGTGTCCCACCTTCCGGCTGCCTTTGAATCCTGCTTGAGCTCCACGTCAGGAAAGACTTCCGCGTATTTGTCCAGGCCCATCAGATCTCGTACCTTACGTCCAAAGCGCACAGCAAGCTCGCCTGTGTGGGTTGCTTCAATGATTTTGGTCTTAGGCTTCTTGCCCATGATGAACGCCGGCAGCAGATAGGACGCAAACTCAGACTTCGTGTGCCGCGGGGGCATGTTGATGATCAGGCGCTTGAGATCGCCACTGGCTACACGGTCAAATGCGTTGGCCATCTTCGTGTGGTGGGCGCCCAGGATGGCCTCTGGCCAAACGTATTTTACAAAGTCGATGAAATTGTTTTTGGCTTTGTCCTGGATCTCGAGCTGCATCAGCCTGAGCTCGAGCTTGGCCTGCTCTTCTTGGATCTCAACAGGGATAGATAAGGGTGTTTCGTTCATTTTAAATTTTATAAAAATTTTTCTCAGAAACACCTTTTAAACGAAAGGGGGGCCTTTTACAAGTCGAAGCCCTGCGTAAGATACCAATTCTGTTTTGGGCCGTGAAATTTTGTGTGAAATCGGGCATATAGACCTTCGCCACCGCCGTGGGCCGCAACGTTAGTGCGCGCTAACTAACTTGCGCCCAAAAACGAGATCCGGTGCCGGGACTCTACCCCCGCGGCCACTGGCCGCGAGCCACGGGCCATGCCCGGTGGCCAATGGGCAGCGCTGCGCGCTGCAGGCCGCAGGCGCCGTGCGCCACGCGGCTGGGACCAAGGCCCCGGCGCAACGCGCCGAGGGCCTTGGAGGGTGGCCCTCGGGCCACGCAACACGGCTCCCGGGCCGGGGAGGGCGGGAGGGGGCACGTACGCAGGGGAGCTTTGGCCGCGCCCCCTGGGCAAGGTTTACATAACGCAAGCTGTAGTGCCTTTTATGCGCAAAACAGGGCCGAAAATGACGTTTTTATGCGCTTTTCCAAGGTTTTTGAGCACTAACTTCACTCAGGTGGCCAAAAAAGTCATAAATCGGCCATCAAAAGGGCTTTTATGCCGTCCCAATCGGCGTTTAAGGTCGGAAACTCGGCCAAAGGGGTGATTTTGAGGCCCTGCGTGACCAGGTCGGCCGCCTGGGAGCCAGAAAACAGCAGCAGGTCTGAGTTCTTAGGCGTCGACTCGGCCGTGTGGTAGCGCTGCACCAAGATGAACACTGGGCAGCCCAGCGCCGCATGCTTTTGGTTGAAAGCCACCTGGTGGGGAGACAAACGGACCTTGAAGCCACCCTTTACGACCTTGAGCTCCAGCATGGCAAAGCCTGGGTTCAAAGGGCCAAATCCCAGCAGGCAGTCGGGTATGCCGAGCCCGGTCCTGGACTCGAGCCTGGTTATGTGGCAATCCCTCAGGTTTTCTTTAACTCTCTTGTACAGGGCTGCTTCCGGTTTTGTCGGCATCGCCTTCCTCAATGGTGGGCAGCTCTGCAGGCTCCTTGATGGCCTCAAGCTGCTTACGTTCCTCAAACGGTGGATCAACCTCAATGCTGTCTTCGACCTCGTGGGCCTCGACGTCCAGGATCGCCTGCGGTGGCGCTCCGTACATCTTCTTGATCTCTTCAAGCTTACGCATGACCTCGTCCTTGCTCATGCTGTCAATCGTGCCGTGCCTGATCTCTTTGCGCTCGACGTAGATGGTGCCCAGGGCCTGGCCACGGCGATACTCAGCCTGAACAGCAGCGCCATAAGCGCCAGACTCAAGCGCCTTGTCTCGGATGATCTGCAGGTCTCGCATGTGCCGCTCGAAGTTCGTGCCGTACTTCTGCGCGAGCTCCGCCCTGTATTCCTGGATGGCTGCGACGACGTGCGGATTGAGCTTCGGATTGGTGAGCTGCCACGCCATAGCAGAGGCGCTCGCAGGCTTGTAACCAGCACGGATGGCTGCTTCCTTCATGGTGACCTGGCCATCGGCGCTCACGAGCTCCTGAACGAAGGTCCACTCCTTATTGGTCAGCTTCTTACGCTGCGACTTCAGGGGTGCAACCTTCGAGTTGACCCGCTTCTTCATCTTGTCCGGCAACACTGGCGGCACGTGGAACACGTCTCGGTAGGTCATCAGGCGATCCTCTTACAAACCCAGTAGCCAATGTGAACGTCCTCTTTCACAGTGAACTTTCGACCAGCATACCGGCGGTAGAAGGTTTTGAGGGCGTTGCGCGCGGCAACGGCGTGGTCCTGGCTGTCAAGCAGGAAGTAGTCGTCCAGCAGCATGGCCTTAAACGGATACCGAGCCCGGCCGGTCAGCAGGCTATAGCGCACAACATGCTTGCGAGGCTTGACTCGGTAATAGTCAGAGGGTGCTTCTGAACGGCTAACGCTAGGCGTTTCAACAGTTTGCGAAGTATTCATACCCAGGATTGTACCCAAACCCGTCAAAAACAGGCAGTAACAGCCCTTTGCGCAATACTCTTTAAGGGTGTTTTTCAAAAAAAAAGTTTTTTTATCTTACAAATGAACCGCGCGCGCACCCCACCCTTTTTTGGTTTTGATGGTACTTTTTAATACACCACAGTACACCACCATACACTACCCTAAACACCCAGGTGCGTGGTCCTTGGTCCTTGATTCAATTACCTTTTATCACCCACAACACACCACTAGGGTGTTTTTTATTCAAAAAAATAATTTCCGTTTTCAAAAATAAAAACACCCTTATAAGCCTCAGTGGTGTACTGCCCACCATACACCACTCCAAAACCCCACAAAACCCCCCCAAACGGTTGTATTCATTGAACATTCATGCAGTACACTCACCTGCTATGGTCCGTTTTCGAGCAATACACCACCTTTCTGAGCAACACACCACTCTTTTGCGTGTGTTACAGCTCGCCTGCCTGCCGGATGACGAGCCTGTATTCCCTGAGGATGGTTCGTGGTGGTTGGGCCGTGATGCGTCATCCAACCAACCTGTCGCCTTTGGCCTCGTGCAGCCCTCTCAGCAGTGGCGTGACACCGCTTACCTTGCTCGGGCGGGGGTACTACCAGCCTGGCGTGGTCAGGGCCTCCAGCGCCGTCTTATCAACCTTCGTGAGCGTTATGCCAGGAAGAAGGGTTTTGTCTGGATGATTTCTGACACCACCGACAACGTCCCCAGCTCCAACAACCTCATTAAGGCCGGTTACAGGCTCCTGGAGCCCTCCGCCCCTTGGGCGAATACCGACTCACTCTACTGGGCCAAGAAGCTCACCACGGACTGATTAAGTGCCTTATAAGGACCCTGTTAAGCGCAAGGCCATGGCCAAGATCTACAAGGCCCGTTGGTACCAGAAGAATAAAGAAGTAACCAAGCAGCGCTCTCGGGTCAATAAGAAGAAGCAGAAAGCGCAGTGGGACGCGTTTAAGGCGAGCCAGGTCTGTGCGCATTGTGGCGCGAGCCATCCGTCGGGCGTGATCCTTGACTGGCATCATGTGGTCCGTGAGGAGAAGCAGTCGGTCCATCTCCTGGTGAAGAACTGTCGGTTTGCGGCGGCGATGGAAGAGATCAAGAAATGCATTCCTCTGTGCGCCAACTGCCACCGGATCCTGCATTGGGAAGAAGCGATGGAGCGCAGGCGCGAGAGGAAGCGCAAGAAGGGCTCAGGCGGTTAGTTCGTAGTCATGAAAGACAAAGCCCCTATCGCCCATTTTGTCCTTGTTAATGACGGTCGAGCGGACGAGGACGGACTTACCTGACTTGAGTCTACGGAAGTGGGCCCGTCGTTCGTGGGGCTTGGGACTTGCGTGGGTACCGCCTTTGTGGAGCACCAGAGCCGGGGCCGTGGTCCGTGGTTCGATAACACTGGTACGCCATTCAAACTTCGGGCGGTTGCCACGGGCGATCTTTTGGGCGTTGCGGACGGGGTCGGGGTTGGTGGTGCTGTAGTAGTGAAGCGTATCGCTGACGGGGCCGAACATGCCGTAGGTGGAGCAGGTCAGTATGTAATGTGTGAGGCGTGCAAGGTGTTCGGACAGTGGCACGTCTTCAGGGTTGGCCTTAATGAAGCTTTGTAGAGTTTCAATTGTCACAGAGGATCCTGGGGAAGGCTGAACCCCAAAGAAAAATTCCCAAGTAGCGGGTTCAAAGTACATGCAGTCAACGCTGACGGTAGGCTTGCAAGAGAAGCCCACGGGTTTCTTGTCGATCACAAACTGGTTGCAAGATAAGACGCCGTCTTGTCTTTGAAATTGAAAAACGGTGTAACGAAGCGGAAGTTCAACCGTCATTGACGAGTTCATCTTAAGAACGTAGAAGAATTTCTCAAATGGCAGTGGGAAGTTCTCAGGGCTGTAAAGCTCGACATTGCTGGACGCAATGGCCTCCTTAAAATCTTTATCGGCCAACTTAAAAATACGTTCATCGCAGATGTAGCCATGAATATCTTCAACAGGATCAATCTCATGAAAAAGCCACTTGTAGTCTAAAAGGTCAGACTGTTTATGCAGCTTCTTGGCCAAGAGGGGAAAGATTTCTGCAATCTCGGGGTTCATGATCCGTGGTCCTTTCTTAAAGTTCTTCAAAGAAGATGTTCTTATCAAGCGCCATGAGATCGCGCGCGGCGGCCACCAGGTAATCGTAGCGCTCCTGGACTTCGCGTGGGGAGAGCTCACCGTCGGCGCTAAGGTTCTCAGGCGAGAGCTCGCTGTCGATCATGCGAGCAACCTTCAGGCGGTCCTTGAGGTTATCGAGGTTTAGTTGAGGGCCAAACATCCCGCTGCCCATGGCAGCGCGGAAGCGGTTCTCTCTCGAAACGTAGTGTTGAAGTGTGTTCATGGCGATCTCCTTAAGCGGCGCTGCGTGAGGACACGCGGACAGAGTAGAACTCGTCGCCGTGCTTTGTGTGCGCGGTAACGAGCTGAACCGAGGGGGAAAACTTCTCGGCGACGGTCTTCCAGTCCGTGACAACACGGCCGGGCAACAGGCTCACCGCAACGCGGTAAGACGAGCTCTCGATCACCTGCTCACCGGAGTCGATGAGCAACTGCTTGAGCTGCTCCTCTTCTGCCTTGAGGTCGGCGATACGAGCCTTGACAAAAGCAAGGCGGTCAACAAAAGCGGCAAGGGCGATATCGTTTTTCATAATCATTCTCCTGTATCAATTAAAGGTCACTACACTTCGTATTATACGCGTTCTGATTCTGTGTGCAACTCGTCCTTAAAAAAGGCCTCGTGGAGCTCGCGCAGCACGGCGTAGGGCTCGGTGTCCGCGGCGCCGAACTCGGAGTACATCTCGAGCACATGCTTAGCCGCTTCAAACGCTTCAGCGGCCTCCTCAGGGCGTGAGATGTTGAAGATGTTGGCGACGTGGGTGTTGAGGTCCTTGGCCACGTACTCGACATTTTCCATCGACGTGTAAAGATCCCAATCTTCCGCGGTGAGCTTCAGGGTGATGTGCTTTGTGATCATGACGTT